GATCGAATGGTGCGGTATGGATACTAATATGTATTGTACCACAAATGATTTAGAAGGCGGTAAACAAAGAACTGTACATAGAGTATGGTTACCTATAATGTCTAAACAAGGATTGTTTACAAAGATTAAAGAAATAGATTATAGAGGTGTAAGACAAACTGTATGGAAACTTAATCCAAAAGAGTTTCTAGCACATTTAGATAAACACCCGTGGGAAGATCATGTTTTATTATAAGCACATTGATATAGATAATAGCATCTCACAAGAGATGAAAAAATGGGGATTAGAGAACATACAAAAGTCTGACGATCCAGTAGTTAAGTTAGACGTAGATAAGTTCAAAGCAGAATGTCCTTTGTTCTTGGAATGGTGTAAAAGCAATGATTGTGAAGTAGGTTGGTTAGTAGGTATCAAGGTTCATGCACATAACGAACAGCCTGCCACCAAAGCACCACATACTGATTACAGACCAGTTGATCAAAACTATGGACTAAACTTTCCTGTACAAAACTGTGAAGATACACATACAGAAATGTATAAGCATCTAACAGGTAAAGAAATTATTATTGAAGATGAAACCGTAGCAGGTGGGGGTAAAAGTTATAAAGTTTTTAGTCCTGATAGTACGTTTGAAGAAGTTGCTAGGTTCACTTTAAACAAACCTGTATTGTTTGATATTAATCAACCACACAAAGTTATAAACAATACTGATAAGACACGATTAGCCTTAAGCATTCGCTTTATAAAAAATCCTTATAATTTAGTGTAAGTCAACCCAAGAACTATCAGCATAGCCTTGGAACTTGTTTGTAGTTGTATTGTAGATTACCATACCGTTAGCAGTACCTACTAATGCATCTCTTGTTGCAGTAGACATAGCACCTAATTGCATTGTGCTTGAAACTGCCGCAGTACCTGTAACGTCTAAGTTTGAAGTTGGATTAGTTTTGTTTACACCCAGTCTACCACTTGCATCAAAAACCATTGTAACAACAGTTAAGTTTGTGCCTGTTCCTGAGTTGTTAATAAATTCAATTTGACCTTTTGCAGTATCATCTGCTATTGTTTCATCTGGGTCAAGTCTAAAAGCAATCTGTGATGACAGGATTGATGTTCCACCACCAAAGTCTGGATCAAATGCCTGTGATGTAATTTGTCCAACATAATCACCAGCCGCTAATTTTGTTTCATTGCCAGAACCTTCAAAGCCACCTTTGTAACCTCTAAATGCAATTCCACCTGGATCTAGTGAATCTGAACCTGCTAGTGAAAAGAATTTTTGTGCACCAAAGTTTCCACCTGTGCCATGATAAATTCTTAATTCTGTGTTTGTAACTTCATTTGGACTACTAATTTGGAAAACACTATTTTGTGCAGTTAATACACCTGTGCTACTAATAGTAATTTCACCATTGTGAAGTTTTACTGTTCCAGCAACACCGTCAACGATTGTAGTAGAATCATCTGCATAAACAGATCCACTTAAATCACCGTTAAATGTACTTGTAACACTTGCGGCACTTACTGCACCTGTGAATGTTGCCGCACCTGCATTTACAGCCTTTGATGTAGCATTAAAGAAAGAAGTGTTATCTGAAGCAGTTACATTTCCTTTTAATGTACCTGAAACGTTTACTTCCCCTGTTGCTACATTTAATAATACTGTACTGTCATTACCAATGATATTTGCATTTAATGAAGTTGCTTCAATACTATCTGAAACACTTAAGAAGTCAGCATAAACTGTACCAAATTTGTTGCTAGGAGATCCAACATTTCTTGCACCGCTTACATCTGGAATAAGACTAGATTCAATTTTAGCCGCAAAGTTAATAGTATCTGTACTTGCGTCACCTACAGTAATGTTACCACCTAGTGTAAAATTACCGTCAACAGTTAAGTTACCAGTAGCAGTTATATTACCATCTACTTGTACGTTACCTGTTCCTGTAATGTTAAAACCGCTTAAATCTAAGTTGGAACCTAAGTTAGTGCCAGCAGTATCTACTGCATTACCGCCCGCAGTTGTGCCGTCACCTACGTATAGTTTTTTGGTGTCTGTAGTATATACTAGTTCACCGTCTAATGGTGTAACTAGTTGCCTTTGGGCATCTGTTCCTCTTCTTAATCTTAAAGCCATTTATTGCACTCCTAGTCTTTATAATACTATTTATGCCAAAAACACAAAATCACTTTCTCTTCTTCATGAACTGTTTTGTACGTTTTTGTATATCTGTTTTTAATCTATCAGTATCTACTTTAAAATCAACGTTTTTGATGCTGGATTTATAGGTATGAAACATCTCGTTTAGAGACTTTTCTACTTGTTTGTGTGGGTCTGCTTTACCCTGCTCATTGAGCCGTATATCCCACACTTTTCCATTCGCAAACTTTACTGATACACTATCTAAGTATTGTAAAGGTATAGCCTTAATGTCTATATCCTTAAATACTTCAGGCCACTTTGCTACTATGTCTGGCGAAAATGTCTTACGCCTTGGCACTGGAAGAAGCCTTCTTCTTAGATGGACTTAATTTATCCGCTTCTTTTCTAAGACGCTCTGCTTCTTTGAACATTCTATCAGCATCTGCTCTCATGTTTTTAGCAAGATCATCATCTGATAAAGGTTGTTCACTTGATGCCACATCAGCCGCCTGTGCTTCTGCTGACGCAGTTGGTGATTCAATAGTTTGTGCAGAAGCAATCTCTTCTACAGATGAACCTCCTACTGCTAGATCACTAATGCTAACACCTTTTTGCTCTGCAATAGTTTTGTTTAGTTCATCTAAACTAATTGTATCGCTAGTAGTTGGTGTCATTTCAATGTCTTTAGTAGAAACTTTAGTTAACTTACCGTTAACATGGAAGTTTGCTAACATAATAGAACCATCATCTAGTGTAGTTCTTTGCATCGCATCAGCAAGTTCTTCTGCTGATTGACCTGTGTTGCTTTCTAACATTCTCATTAGAATGTCATGTTCGCTATCACCTAAATTTTCCGTTTGTACTACTAAAGCACTTTCCGGATCATCAGGTAGTGTTCTAAAAACAACCGCAACTTTACGTCCGTTTGTTTTGAATCTTCCTACGTGTTTTAGGGCCATATTATACTCCTCCTGGAGTGCCAGTCATTGCCGCCGCAACATCTCCTGGTGCCGCTGGACTTGGTGCCGCCGCCGGTGTTGCTGGTGCATCTTTCTGTGCATTCACTTGTTGATTTGCAACAGTAGTTAGAAATGAATCTAACTTGTTGAAAGTTTTACCTACTGCTTCAAGTTCAGTGGCTTTGAAAGCACCACGTTGACTTGCAACTTCGATAATTGTTTTGATAACACTAAGGTCTTGAACAGTTAGTTCTGCTCCAACCTGTGTTCCTGGTCCTGTTGGTGGCACACTAGGTCCCCCTGCCGGAGCGGCTGGTTGTGCTACTTCAGGTTTTTTATTTTCTTCTGACATTTATGTCTCTCCTATTTTGATCAAAATATACGTATTAGTTATATACGTACTTTAATATTTACTAATAATAATTATCTATACTTCAAATGTGGACAAGCCAACATGAAATAAGATAGTTCTTTTGGATTCTCAAAACCAACTTTTAGTTGGCTTGTATAGTTACTTTGGTTATCTAGTTCTAAACTTTTGCCTATATAGTATCTGCCTTTAAGATTTTGTTTAATCCATTTTCTAAGACTATCTTCAAGATTATATGTCATCTCAATAGCAATAGTATCAAAATGTTTTGGGTATGTATGTACTTCCCTTACACCAAAATATTCTAAGGGATTTGGTTCACCTGTCTTTTGTAATGTCATCATGCCTCTTCGTAGTGAGCAGTTACACCAAATGGTGCAGTTGTATTTTTATCGTAATGTGAATGAATAACAAATACTGTATCACAATAGTTTTCATCACCCCAACTATCCCATGGCATACCATCAGTGAACATAATGAAACGTTTAGGTACAATACCTTGTTCTTTCATATAATCCCAGTTTGCCATAAAGTCGGTTCCGCCACCACCCATAATCTGGTAGTCTTCTAATTCCATACCGTTGTCTGCACTAAAGTCTTGTTCGTTATAAACTTTAGTATCAAAACACCATACCTTGATATTGTAGTCTTTATATTCTTGCATAATGCCTTGTATCTCACTTAAGAAATCTTTTGCTTGTGAGTCACCAATAGAACCTGACATATCTAAAGCAATACAAATGTCAATAGTTTCATCATTTTTCATACCAGGCATAATAACTCCAGTATGCCAAGCCTTACGTGAAGGACGTTGGAATGTAAAGTCGTTTTTAATAGTAGATTGAATCTGTGTTCTAAGTAATTCTCTCCAAGTCATTTTAGGCTCAGTAAGTTCCTTAATCATACGTTCTACTTCTTTAGGAACATTACCAGCACCTGCCGCCTGTGCCGCACTAATCATATTCTCTTTAATTTGATCACGGATTTTACTTAATTCTTCTTTGCTATAAGAAGGCTTATTACCTTTCTTACCTTTAGCACCATTTTTAGATTGGTTATCTTTAGAATCTTTATCCCAGTCAATGTGTTCGTCAAGCAATTTACCTAATTGCTTTAATTCTTCTTCATCATACTTTTTATAAATGTCATCATATACTGCCTCAGATGTCCAACCATCATATTTAAAGTCTTGGAAAATTGGAATGTCTCTAGGCTTTTCACCAATACCATCTCTAACAAGAGTATTGTTTACAATATAGTCTGCGGCAATGTTATGTATCTGTGGATCTCTATCTTCTCTACGTGTCATATGATCATATACACAATGAAGAATTTCATGTGCAATAACAAATTCAACTTCTTTGTTAGACATTTTAGCAAAGAAAGGAACACTATAAAATAAATGCTTACCGTCAGTAGCGGCCGTAGGACACCAATCAGTGGCTTCTTTTAAAATAAGCCTTGTTGCCATATTACCAAAGAAAGGATGTCTAAGTAGCAAACCAACTCGTGCTACAATAATTTTATCTAAAGTTTCTTCACGAAGTTCTTTAGTTACTTCAATTTCGGGTACTTCTACTTTTTCTGCCGTTGCTACTGTCATTGTGCCATTACTCCTTGTGCCTTATTATGTTTATATAATACTATATTTAATATCATATGTCAACCAATAAAATTGGGTGGGAAACCAAAATCTCCCACCCAAAATGCTTCTAAGAAGCCTGTGCGGCTTTAATGTACTTGCCGTACTCTTCATGGAACTTATCAAAACATTCAACTTCGTCTGGATCGATAGGTAATTGATATTGTGTAAGGGCAAGTTTAATACCCATAACGACCAATTCAGTATCAAAGTTATCCATCGAAAACGTTAAGAAGTTATTGACTTTCTTATGGAAGTCTTTATCTCCTTTGTCGTTTGCTTCTTTTAGTTCATAACACAAGGATACCGTCAAGGAATACATGGCACTGATTTCTTTGGTATCTAGTGTTTTAACCTTACCCTTCAGAACTTCTGTTGGGTTAGGCAGTTTACTAGCAACCTTACGGTGAGCCATAAACTTAACGGCAAGTCCTTCGCCGACTGCACCACTTACAAGATCTGTAGTGGTATTCTCGTCATCATCGTCTTCGAGTAACTCGGAAACAAATGACCAAGAACGAGGTGTTGCAAATGAACGACTTGGTGACTTAGGATCAAAATCATACAAGTCCTTCTTAGCAAATTGCAAATAACCTGCAACATCAGGGTGAATGTCATTAGTTACTGCCCACTGGAACCAATCATCAAAGTCCACTTTCATTTCTAAGTGTACAAATCTGTTAGCCAACGGAGCAGGCATTCTATATGTTACACCTTTATCTGCTTCTCTGTTACCAGCGGCAACAATCAAAACATTATCAGGTAACGTATATGTACCAACCCTTCTGTTTAGGATTAATTGATAAGCGGCCGCCTGTACTGCCGGCGCCGCCGAATTCATTTCATCTAGGAAAAGAATGATGGTCTTATATTTCTTAGCCATCTTGGCATCTGGCAATTCTGCCGGAGGTGCCCATTTCATTATATTATCATTCGCCGCATAATATGGCATACCTTTAATATCTGTAGGTTCCCATAACGACAAACGAATATCAATCAAATGACATTTTTCCATTTCGTCTTTAATTTGTTGAATAATGTCCGACTTACCAATACCTGGAGGTCCCCAAATAAAAAGTGGACGTTTCTTTTTGAATGCCCTAACGATTGCCTTTTTAGCATTGTTTGGACCAACTTGTCTTACTGCGATGTTTTCCATGTTGTACTCCTTCTATGTTATCTCAGTGCCATACTTAATTTCTAAGTATGTTTATATAATAGCACCGTTATATCAAAAGGTCAACCTTTTTTTTAACTTTTTTCCAAAAAAAATATCTAATAAAATCAAGTGTTTACGTGATCATCTGCCCGTTTTAATGCTTTGGCAAGACCATATTTACGGACATCTCCACTAAAAAGATGCAGTTCCATACTCTTTTTTTCACTGGTAACTGTGATACTTTGGTTAGTGATATAATATGGACAGTCTATAAACTTGTCCAAAAATATTATTACTTGGGTAGTAATTTTGAAATCGGGAGGAAATGGAATTTCATATGTTTGTAGTTCTAATTTTTCCATTAAGAACATCATACCATCATCGGTAAGTCTAAGTCCACCTGCTTCTTTGGATCTGGTATTTTGCCACCAAAGGGGCATATACTCTGCTAGAGTACTATCTGAAATACCTATGCCTGCCGCCTTTAAGAATACCTTGGTGTAGGTTTCTTTCCAGTTCATTTTATTCTTCTTTGACTATTTGGCCTTCAACTAATTCAACAACTTCAAATTCAGTAGTGTTGAACATATCGTTAAGTTTCTTTGCAAGATTGTGTGCATGGCCTGGATTAGAAAATGAAACTTTCTTATATTTAGGTCCTGGATAATTAGTCAGGATATTTGCTGACTTTAAATTAAAAGGTTTGTTTTGATAGAATACTGCCCATATGGCTCTAGCCTGTAGAACTTGCTCTGTTCTATAGGTTTTCTTATTAACGTACTCTAATAATATATTTGGTTTAGGTCTACTCATATAATTTCTCTTCAATATTATTTATCTCAAAGAGAGGGTTATATGCGTAGTTTACTTCCAGTCTGTAGATCCACCATCAACTGTAACGTTGATTACTTCTTCTGTATTGTTCTTTTCGTGGATTAGTTTTTCAAGATCACCATGCAATCTAGACATTACTGCGCCTATTGTAAATGCAAGGTTTTTTGCTTCGCTTATAGTTAAATTAACACTATTAGATTTGCTATTTTCAGCACCTTTAACACGTTCTATGAACTGTTGTAAAGGAATAGTATTAAGTGGTTTATTTGTTGACACGACTTAACTCCTGTCTCATTTCTAGTTCTGTTTTAAATGGACCACTGTATTCATACTTTTCAAGTGTAACTAATTTAGGGCAAAAACTTTTTACCCAACCTTTTTCAAAGTGAATACAAAAATAACCTGCACAATATAAACTTTTAGACTTTTTACTCTTTGTAAATAATCCAAACTTACGTTTTACATCATACATACTGTTATGTGGAGTAGTACTTGTTGGCAAGTCATATATGGTCTTTTCAGGAACACTATCACTAATAGTTGCTTTACTCCATAGTATTGTGCCTAAGTTCTTTTCAACTTGGCCTTTGTTATCATACAAATAACTTCCTGTATCGCAACTGTACATATAACGATTATCAGATTCTCTAGATAATGTTCCTAATTTTTCATTTGAATTTTTATCTTCAATAATCCAAAACTTGTTTTTTAAAATTTCATTTGCTTTTAAAGATTTCATTCTGGGTACCTCGCTTGTAATGGTTCAGCATAAGCCTGAGCATTATCGGAAATTCTTTGCAAGTCATATACTGCACAGAACTTCATCAGTCTTAGTCCAACCTGTTTAATAGTTTTAGGTGATTGAGTTGCTTCTTCAATCACGTCTTGTATAATGTGCCTGATGTTACCAGGTTGTGCAGTTAAGTCACACAAAGTAACGTTTCTATTGTAATCATCTAACACACGATGTTCTACACCTTCATGATCAACCCAACGTTGTAACATCAGATTGTTCCAGTTGTAACCTTTGGATTCTTTGTCTTCAAAAGCATCTTGTAAGCCTACTTTGTTTTTTGTACCTTTTACTCTTACACCAGGATATGCACTAAACACATTATCACTTGTATCGCCTCTCATACACTTTTCAAATAGTAACCATTCAGGATTAGGAGCCTCTTTTGCCTTACCTGTCTTTTTATCAATGATAGGTTCTCTTTTCTTATCATCAAAGTAACCTTCATGTGTAATAATAGTATTGCTTACACCATTATATTGTGTAACCTTAGGTGAAATTAGTTGTGCAAAATCTCCGTCTGTAGATACAATTACGTGTTCATCTTCAGGATGAAGTTGTATCCAACCAGCAATTAAATCATCTGCTTCTAATTGACTATGTTGTAATACTGTACAATTAGTTTTAGTAGTTACAAATTCTTTAAATGCATCAAACGTTTCCCAGAATACTTTTTCTTCTTCTTGTTGTGATGGAGTAAGTGCATCTCTAAATTCTTGCCTATTTCTTTTGTATGGCTCATAAAAGTCTTTACGCCAACTACGGCCTTCTAAACAGAATACAATATGATCAGCATCAAATTCATGCCAGATCTTTTTTAAACTGTTAAGTGTAATATGGAATGCCATACCTACTTTAGTATCTAAGTCGCCTCTTACAACGTGCCTTGCTCTAAAAAATGTATTTGCAGTATCTATAAGTGCATATTTCATAATAGTTTGCCTTTATCTAATAAGTGTGATGCCCAAGCAAGATGATAAATTTCTTTAGGATGAAAGCCATTCCAACTACTGTAATTAAGTAATTTTGTGCTTTCTTCTAATCTATTCAATTGTTCCATTTTCTCATCTGTGTTTTGTTCAAAGTTTCCGTATGTCTTATAGTGTGCTTCCCACCAACCCGCTTCGTTCATACACGGTAACTTTATATTGATACCATGCATTTTGGCTGTATGTTCTACCCACGGACATTCTACTATTATAAACGAATCGCTACTAAAGTCAACCAGAAAATTATTAAAGTTTTTCCAAATGATACCATTTACATTTGTATATGATTTGAGTATTCGATCATATTCGGACAACATCATTTCGTCATACAGTTCAAACCAATCTTTCATTGACAGAATTGGATCAATTGTTTTTTGTTTTGAATATAATAAATCGTATCCTTTAAGATTGGTATAGTAGTCATGATGTTCTGAATTATCTCTACCTGGACTTGTAAGTTGCATTACCACAGTAATTTTTTCATATGCAGTATGATATTCCTCTAGCAATCTATCTAGATCATGCATATGATGTTGATTACAATTACCTGGTACTGCTGATAGTAGTAAATCACTGTTTAATGCTTTAGCCATGATTCCACTAAAACAATGATCTAATCTATAAAAAGGATCGTCTCTGCCCTGTCCACTTTGTACGCCTTGAAAGTTATCACCATAGGTCCAACTTTCACCTACACTTATTAGTAAATGAGATTTATTACGTTTGACTAATACTTCTGTGTTGATTGCACTTATCCAAGCAGGCTGTGATTCACATTGCCTTGTGAATACTTGACAGTTGTTAGTAATACTGAAACTATTAGGTTGTTTACCTGCTAGAAGTTCTTTCCATTTAGGACGCTTCACTCTTGCCGTCCTCTCTTGGAACGATGTTTATATGACCTGCACCTCTGTTAGGATCATAACCACCTTCTGATAAAACATTTCTAGCAATATCTTTAAACCATGCGTCTACAATTTGTTCGTTGCTTTCGCCTTTATAACCTGCGTCTAATAATTGCTCAATGAATTCATTATTCCAATCGAGTTCAAAAAAACCGTTCTTAATATCGTTTTGATTTACGTGAGTATCTAAAACTGCAACCCAAGGTTTCTTAGCCTTAGTTGCCGCTTTCTTTTCTTGCTCCATAAGTTCACGATGTGTAAGTTCTTTTTTGTTGTTGCCTTTAGTTTTGTTAAACATATTTTTCATTTTATCTAACATATTCACCATCCTGCCTTTCTAATAGCATCTTCGTCAAGTTGCTTGTTTTTGTTTTTCTTTTTACGTTCCACTTCGTCATGTACCTTTTTTATTTCATTATATGGATATATACCGTCTGAATGTAAGTGTACATCTTCATTTTCGACTTTTACTTTTTTCTTTCTTAACTTCTTAACAAGTAATGGAAGATACACACATACACCTACAACTGTCCAAAAGGTCATCAGTACTGTAAAATATAACTTCCAGTTGGCAATGTCTACCGCTATACCTAACGTAACACCACCTATCCATACATAATCTAATGCGGCATGGAAACGTTTCCAATTACTTCCGTACTTGGCCATTAGTGCTTCTCTCTTACGTGCAAACCAAGGGTGTACGTGTCTCATGATCACGAACCCTTCGTTCAATACCATAACTGTGAAACCAATCCAAAATATCATATTATGTTCCTATGGCGTTACCAAACAAGTAAACGTGTACTCGTGCCGCCACATTATATCCTCTCTGAAAAGCCAATTTAGCAACATCGCCTGCCGTTGCAGTTTGCTCTTCTTCTCTGGCTCCTACGGGCATAACCCATACAGGCCATTCAACGCCTTCTGCTCTAAATCTCTCTATAACAGAATCCATTTCATCCCATTGTCTTTGTTCAGAACCAACAACAAACTTTAATTGTCCTGCTTTAGATAGTTCTGCATATTCGCCAACTACTTCTGGAATAATTGCTTTTTTACTTTCTTCACCTGCTACTGTCCATAATTTAGGACTACAACTAAAGAATACTTCTTCATCAATTCTTTTTACCCATTCCTTAAACGGATCTCTTAACTTCTGTGTACCGTTAGTTTCAAACGTCATGCTATCAGGCAAGTTACCTTGTCTTTCAAGTTCTTCATATATTCCAACACTTGCCGCCTGTCCTGTAACCATCAAAGGTTCACCACCAGTAAAACATAAGTGTTGTCTTTGTTTACTCATAGGGTGAAGAAACAATCCTTCTGGATT